AACAGACCCATTGGCTCTTACTGTATTCTGTGGTATAGAATTAATTACACCACCAGCAGAGTTGGCGTCACCCATACGTTGAACACTAGGCACTACCTTGGCCTCGACTTCTTGTATGTTGTCGTCTCTTATTCTTGTTCTTAGGTTTAGACCTGCAACTATTACCAATAGAGGTACGTTTCTTAGGACCTTGTCTATAATTATTATTACTTAATGCCATCTAATGCTCACAGTTTGCACATTCACATGATTGGCATGAACCACCACTACTACAATGGCAGCCGTGGTCACAATTTATACATGTACCCATTACTTTGCCTT